ACAGTTGACAGTTGACAGTTGGTAACCCTAACCCTAAGGTTCGGGTTACCCTAAGGTTCCCGCAGATGCCACACTACGCAGTGGTTGAGCGCAAACGCGCAAGTGTCGTGCTCGGATTTGCAACCAAGCAAGACTTCATTGCATTTCAGAAGGAACCTGCGTCGTGGCGTACAGGCACTGCAAAACAACTGCAAACTAATCATATGGATGCATGGTATTATGATGGAATTATAATGGCAGAATACCCCAAGAAAGGGCCAATCATGAGGCCCTGGCAATGGCGTTAAATAGTCAGCTCGCTGCCCAGGTCCTCCAGAGTGTAAGGAATAGGGCTGTACAGCTCCATAAGAGGAGAATCCGCAGCACCGGCCCCCGCGCCCCCAACACCCTCCTCAGCAGGCTGCGCCACAACACTATCCTCGGGTTCAAGGCGCTTGTAAATGACACGGTCCCCAGACCACTTAGTCATCTCGGGGTCCTGGTTGGCGAAAAACACAACATGAGGAGGAGCAAACGTCTTCATGCCCCCCTCGTACTTGCCGCTAAAAAACACCCCGTTCTTAAGAGACTCGGCAAATGAGTACAGGTGGTCCATGTGCTCGGCCTGGGTGCGGGACACGTCAAAAAACACCACCCGCTCCCCGTTGTACGCGTGTGCCATGTCCGCAAGCTTGCCGTGAAGTACAATCGCGCCACTAGGGTGGTCGCTCAGGTACTTCCGCACAAAAGTGCTCTTCCCGGCAGCGCCGGGGACGTCGGTGAACCACATAATGTGGCGGTCGTCAGGAATGGCAGCCAGGTCCTCCACCAGGCGGGCCTGCCACACGCGAGGCGCAGGCCAGTTGTAGTGGGGGACGGGTGCCTCCACCTTAGCAAGGGCCTCCAGCCCGCGGTGGAACTTGACAAAGGCCTCGGGGGCCGCGGCAGCGGCGGCGCGAAGGCGCTCGCCAAGACCGCCAACGGCCTCCCGGAGGGCCTCCACGGCCACGGACAGGTCGGTGCGGCGCCCCTGACCAACTGTCACCGGGCGGTCCCCCCACCGGCGGGGGTGAGTGCCCGGCTCCCGAGTGGCCTCCTTCTCGCAATAGGCCTCACTCTGCTCCAGGGAGCCACGCATCAGCTCCCAGTGGGCAGTAGAATGCAGCTGCTTAAGCGCACTGAGGCGCTTGTTGGTGGGGAAGACGCAAAATCCCTGCAAGTGCAGCTGGCCGGTGGTGGGAGCACGCTCCACCTGCCCCCCCCCGTAGCACCCCCACTCGGGGGCGTCCAGCGCATCAAGGAGGGTCTGCGCGTCCACGCCGTCGCCCCCAGGGCACTGAATGGTGAAGCACCAACGCTTGCCCTGCGGCGCGCTAGGGGCTTTAGGCATTTTATACGCGGAAGAGGTGTGCAAAGCAGGGCAGGCTAGGGGAAGGGCGCGCTGGGGGGTTGGGATCTGGCCTCGGTGGGCAGGGGTAGCGAGCCAACCCCGCCCCCCCCGGCCACCCACAACCCCGACACCGCCGACTCGGCTGTGCACTTTATATACAGATTCGCGCGCAATAATCCTCGGTTGTCCGAGTTGGTAAGCGATTTGTCCCTACGGTCGGTGTTCATTAACACCCGCACGACCTTCGGTGACAACCACCGTTTTCCACGGCGGTTCGATACCCGGGAACTTTTTTTACTTTTTACACCACGTTCTTAGCCTCAATATAGAACGTGGGAGTCACAGACAGGCAGTACTGCGAGTCCGCAGCACCGCGAGGAAACTGATCAATCCAGAACTTAAGCCCGTAGAACGGGATCAGGGGAGAGGCACAGTCAAACCACTGGCCAAGAGGCACAACACCGCCAGCAGCACCAGTACCACCGACAATAGGCTGCTGGGCACGAGGAGTAACAGTAATGGTGTGCTGATTAGTCAGGCGCACAGTCTTGCAATAACCATTCTGCAGAACATCAATGCGAGACGCCGGAGTCTGATTATCATCAGGGTCATAGCAATAATGCATAACCGGCGCAGCAAGAGTAGGAGTACCACTAGCGGCACCACCGCCAGTGGAATTATCGTAGCTAAACATAAAAGTAAGCTTCACCTTGGAAATACGATAGTTATCAAACAGATTAGTAATCTCAGAAATCGCAGATGCCTGAGAAAGCGTAAACGCAAAAGCACCACGCTGCTGACTGTGGCTCGCCAGAAAATCATCAGCAGAGCCAGCAAGTGCACCAACGCCAGTAAGCATCGTAGCGTTGGAGGAAGGGTGCACCGCGGCGTACGGCGCCGCAGCAGTATTGGTAATCACAAGAGGAAGACCAACACGCTTAAACATATGCACGCGGGACATCGCACCAGCAAGGGAGCGAGATCCAATCAGTGCAAGAGAACGAGAGGGGCGTGCAGTGCGAACAAGCCGCGTGCCGTCCCAGCCAGGCTGGCCGCGAAAGCCGCCACGGTACCGGCGGGCAAGGCCACCACGACGACGCATGATGGGCATTTTAATCACGAGTATAGCGGACCTTGCTATTAAAATGAGATTTGCCCTGCTTTCCAGCAGAGGCAGAACCGCCACCACCGCTGGCCGCGGTTGGCCACGGTTGATCAGGGGTGTCCCACCCCTTAGGACCCCTGTCCCAGCGTGCGGCGCCACCGGGGCGCCACACGACACCGCTGTACGTGCCGTACGACGCGGAAGAATCAAACTGCGAAGAATCAGGCGCAGAACGGCTACGCTTACGACTAACCGCCTTCGCGCCTAGATATATAGGGCCAACAGAGCCCAAAGCAGCAGCAGGAAGACCGCTGCGGGCAGACTGCCACACAGAACTGCGTGCAGCTGCCTGATCATACGCCCCGCCCGGGCGCATGAGCGTGTCCTGCAGGTACTGCCCGGTGTGGGTCTGCCACCGACTCGCGGCGCGACTCTCCAACGCCGCCGAGTTCTCCCACGCCGGACGCAGATTGCTCCGACGCTGACGCAGCGCAGCGACTGCAGGGCGATACCGCCACGGGTCCGACTGACTCATCTTCGATGACACAAGACGACTTGCGGTACTTACGGACACCGTAAAGCAAGACCAACAGAAGCTGCAATAGCAGCTGAGAAAGTGTCACAGGTGAACTTTCCATTTAATTAAGTTCCCGGTGGGTATTTAGCACGGCTACCGCCGTGTCACTACCGTGGCCACGGTAAATTGGCCACGGTGGGATTGGGATGGAAGTGACCAAAGGGTAATACTGGCCCTTTGGTCACGGTCCCAACCTCAATCCCGACTCCAACTGCCAGTCAAATTTGATTTTTCGTTGCGCAGGACACTACACGTGCCCGCGCTTTAACATATAATATAAGGTTGGTTAGAGGGTTAGGGTTAGGGTTAGGGTAGAACGGCAGTTGACAGTTGACAGTTGACAGTTGACAGTTGGTAACCCTAACCCTAAGGTTCGGGTTACCCTAAGGTTCCCGCAGATGCCACACTACGCAGTGGTTGAGCGCAAACGCGCAAGTGTCGTGCTCGGATTTGC